ACGATTATAGTTAATCCCTTTATCGCTAATAAAAACGATACAACATGGCTAGATCTTTCTGGTATACCGTCAAAGAAAGTTCGCTTCCTTACCGATGCATTGGCTACTCCTTTAGATGGCGAAACCGCAAATGAGTATACCGCCCGTGTAGGTGCACCTGAAATAAGCGTTGAAGCGATGCTGTCAGTTCTTGGCAGTACTGCAGCCCTTTATCCGTTAGGTGATTATGATAATCAAGATTTAGCTACAAAAATTATCGGTAACTTACCTGCTAAGCTTACTAGCGCAACAGAGAGATTAAACAATGTTGATCTTTATCCAATCACTGTAACTGTTGAAGCTGGATTAGGGACAATTTATGCTAATTCATTTAACCCATCTACATATACATATTTCGATGAAACTGCACCGTTTGAGGAACTAGTAGAATCATTAAAAGTACAAAATCCATCTTCTCTACCGGTAGGTGTTACACGTTATAACGCAGCAGTACAGCCGTTATTAAGCTTAGCTGAAGGCAGAAAAGATCATATTCTAATTTTAGACGCTCTTTCGAATATATTTGTACAAGGTGCAAATGTAAAGACGTTAGATCTTCGCGGAAAAAGCTTCTCAGATGATATCTATTGGCCATTAAAAAATCAATTTACTGCATATAATACAAGTTATGCATGTACATTCGCGAATTGTGCGCAAGTTAGTGATGCTGCAACCGATCAGCAGGTCTGGGTTCCATTCTCCGGGTTTGCTGCAGCTGCAATGGCAAAGACAGATAATAATTATCAGCCCTGGTATGCGCCTGCTGGGTTCTCCCGCGGTGTTATCGTCGGTGTAAATGACGTCGCCATCTATCCCAAGCAAAAGCAGCGCGATCAACTCTATAAGATTAATATTAATCCAATTGCGTTCTTCCCGTCTGAAGGATTTGTAATCTTTGGCCAAAAGACTCTACAGAAGAAGCCGAGCGCATTCGATAGAATTAATGTTCGTAGGTTGTTCCTCAATCTCGAAACGGCAACGCGCGATACTTTAAAGTATTTCGTATTCGAGCCAAACACACTCTTCACACGTACACAGGTTATTAATACAATCAGTCCGTTATTTGAAAATGCTAAAAATACTCAAGGTATATATGATTATCTCATTATATGCGATGAACGTAATAATACACCTACAGTAATTGATGATAATACTTTAGTAATCGATATCTATATTAAACCTGTAAGAACAGCAGAGTATATACTTTGTAACTTCTACGCTACTAGAACCGGAACAAACTTCCAGGAGATAGTATCATAAATGATCGAGGTTAATAAATAATTTTATGGCTGACGTAAATCAATTAATTACAGACTTTTACAGAGTAGCGACGACACGTGAGTTTGCACGTGATTTTAACTTCCGTGTATTATCCATTAATACTGGCGGTGCAAGCACAGTAACTTTTGATGAGAATGATTTAGTATACGTTAAGACAGCAACATTACCTGCTCGTTCTATTACAAATGTACCGGTACCTTACATGGGGTTAAATTTTAATTTACCTGGTAACGCTACATATCCTAACAGTGATAGTTATGAATTAACATTTTATGCTGATGCTCAGTCTCAAATCCGTCAGAAGTTTGAACAGTGGTCAACAGATATCTTTAATGATGCTAACTCAACAGGTAATTATTTCGCCCCTAAGCAGACAGCTATTATTGATTTAGTACAACTTGATAATGCTTTAAATAGCGTTGGTCAATATCAATTAGTTGGCGTTTCAGTAAGAAACGTTGGACCCCTTCAGTATAATATTGCTACTGGTACAGGTGAGACGATTGAATTCACCGCTACTGTCTCCTACCATTACTGGAGAAAACTTAGCTAATTCGTTAGTTAGATCTAAATAATTAGGTGAACAATCCGTTTACCAGTGCTTTAAATTCGTTAGGTCAAAATTTTACAGATTTGGGTAGAGGTACTAACGCCTCTTTTGCCCCTCAAGCAATTAATCTTTTCGGGTTCAATATCCCGGGCGTACCTATAATAAGTCCAAGAGATTATTTCTTGGTACAAATGGAATCATGGTTTACTTCGATTCCCAATTCGACACAGTGGATTATAGTTATAGATAATTATCCCCCTGCATTAAGAAGCAGTATTATTCAAGGATTAGAAAGAACTGACGGTAGTAAAAAAGGGTTTGATATTGATACAGCTAGATCTATTTTAAATAGCTTTCCTTTACAAAAAATTGTAGGTTGTTTGTTCGCGCATTCAATTGTTATACCCACCGAACAATATTCAGTAAGCACAGTATCAATTAATAATAATAGAGGTTTTTTACCTGGTGTTTTAGGTGGTCCGAGAATTACCGAAGCTCCGGAATTAGTAATTGAGTTTAGAGAAACAAATACATCGTTTGTCGACTTCGTACTCAGACCTTGGGTGATAGTGGGGTCGCATTACGGGATGGCCGCCCGCCCGGGTGATACTCAAGGTAATAAAGATCCTAAAAATATGAAAGTAAATATGACTTTATTAGAGTATACAAGAACATATCAAGGTATATCTATGATACCTAGAAAAGTGTTTAATTTTTACAATTGTATGCCATATCAAGTTTCAGAGCAATCCTTAGATTATTCAGATGAAAAGCTAACTACATATAGTACAAGATGGACGTATTCAAATTATACGGTTGAAAACAATCTTTACTTGCCTATTGCTGATCTTGTTAATAGAATATCTAATGGATCTATACCTCGAATTACTAGCTTCCAGAACGGACTCGGGAATATAAATCCTTTAGGATTTTTATAATGGCATTTTATTTAAACTTCGAAACACCGACTTTAAAAATACCCCTTAAGATAAAAGAATTATCTTTTAAGCAATTTAGAGAACTTAACAAATATATTTTATCTAATAATAATGAATTCATTGAAGGCTGTTTAAATACAATTATTTTTGATAATCTAGAAAATAAAACACAATTTTATAAATTAACTAATTTTGATAAATTTTGCTGTATGCTTTTGCTAAGAAGCGTATGCGTATCTCCTGATTTAGAGGTCTTTCAAAAGAAACAAAATGTAAAAATATCTGTATCTGACTTTTTAAATACCTGCTTAAATTTTAATAAAGAGTTTACTAAAATTATTACGCAACCAGATATAGAAGTCACTCTCGAACTTCCTAATAATTTTGTTATTCAAAACTTCTTAGAACTGCCTCATCTAGTTATTAAGAAAGTTAAAATTCAAGACTCAACTTATAATTTTAATGAATTAGATGAAGATATTAAAAATGATATTATAGAAACCTTACCAGGAAGTATTATTTTTGAAATTAAAACGTTTTTTGAAGAAACAGTTGAAAAATTTAAAGCTTTAGAATTTAAAATACCTAGTTTTGAAGAAGCAATAACATTAAATCCATTCGACGGTACATTACTCGAACTATTAAAGCTTATTTTTAGAGCTAATTTGTCTAATATATATGAAATGCAGTATATCCTTGTCAGTAAACTATATTACACACCTGAGTATTTAGATGACAATACTTTTACAGAGAATCTTCTTATAATAAGATTATTTGAAGACGAAATTAAGCGTCAAGAAGATCAGCATAAAAAGTCTAAATCCCCTTCTATACCGATTAACCCTGGAAAAACATAACTTTAGGATAAATTATTAAGTGAGCAGTAATTCAGTAGTTGACAAAATTAAGCAAATAGCTATTATTAATAAAGTTAATACGTATGCACGTTCAGTCAATGCAGACGTTTCATTCTTACCCTTAACTATTAAGCAGCAAAAAAATATTATAAAGACTGCATTAGATGTAGTTCTTTCTCCTATTACTTTTTCTCTTACTACTACAGAAATTATTAAGGAAAATATTCAAACAAAAACTAACCTTTCAATAATAGATAAGCCTCTAATTCTCTTAGCGTTAAGAGCTAATTCTTTAGGAACCTCTTATGTTATAGATGGTGAACAAAAAGAAGTTGTAGATTTATCTGAATGCTTAAAGAGACGCGAAGCAATAAATATAGCTGATCTTGTAGAAACCTTAACGTTTGATAATTTGGAAATTACAACCAAGGTTCCTTCTTTAGAAGAAGATTACCGTGTTAATTTAGATTGTAAGAGAGTATTAGATAGTCGTAAGAGTAATGATAATGATAAAATAAAAGATCTTATAGGCGAAGTTTATGTTTATGAAATTATTAAGTTTATCGATAATATTAAGGTCACTGTTGATAGTAAACCCGATGAGATAAAATTTAATATCTTATCTATTAATCAAAAAGTTGAGACTGTAGAAAGCCTTCCTATGGCAGTTACAACGAAATTAATACAGAGTATTGCCAATATTAGAAAAGTAGAAACTGATTCTTTAAAATTAATGGTTGGTGATAAAGAAGTTACTATTAATTTAGACACCTCATTTTTTACAAAAGAATAATGCAATTTTGACTATTCATTCATAAGTATTAATAGCTTATGGATCCTCAGCAATTTCAGCTATTTTTAGATCAACTAACTAAAATAAGTTCAAGGCTTGATTCTATCTATAGCACGATGCCTGAACCTGATGATAAAAAAGGTAAAGATAAAGACAAGATAGATAGATTACAGCCCCGCGAAAAGGAAAGAATAAAAGAAATAGCTAAAATTTATTCTAAAGAGTTTGATAAAAACTTTACGAAACTTACTAAAAAACAAGAAGAGTTAAATGATAAAAATGAAAAACTTTTTCAAAAAAATGGTATTAAAGTTAAGTTAGAATCTGTTTCCAGAGATGTTTTAAGAAGTCTTAAAAAAATATTTTCTGAAAGCACTGCAAGGTCTTTATCAATGCAAACAGCACCCGGTGGAGGTAAAGGCGGCGGTGGTATAGCAGGAGCAGCTGGAAACTTTTTAGGTAATTTAATTGGAGGTGCCGGGCCTTGGGGAGCTATAATTGCTGCTATAGCTGCCGTCGGAGGTGTAGCTATTATATATCTGCTTTTACAAAATCTTGATAAGCTTTCTACATTTTTAAAAGACGCATTACCTGCTATAGGAGATTTCTTTGTTAAAGTTTTACCCCCTGCTATTGAAAGTGCAGGTAAAGCTATGTCTACTGTTATATTACCTTTAATACAAACAGTTGTTGAGAATGTTGTAAAATTAGCTGAAATCATTTTATCTCATATCCCTCCTGTTTTAAAAGCAATCGGAGATATATTACTTCCTATTATTAGTAATGTAAAAGAATTTTTTGAATTTATAATAGCTAATATACCTTCTATAGTAGAATCGTTTTTTGGTGGTATAGCTAATCTTACAGAAGTAATTTTAAAAAATTTACCCCCTATAATGCCCTACATAACTGAGTTAGCCAGTTACATTAAAGAAATATATTTGTCTTTAATTGATAAAATTCCTGTAATTTTAAATACGTTTAAAGATGTATTTTTACCTACTTTATCAGCTGTTAAAGATGTAATTTTAGCACTAATACCACCATTAAAAGACATTCTTTCTGAAACTATTAATGGTATTACTACTATAGCACCTTATGTAAAAACAATCTTAGTATCAGCATTCGAAAATTTAAGAAAGATTATTAATACCTTAGTTGTTAGTCTTGAGCCGTTTGTAACATTAATAGGTCAAACTCTACTAGAAGCATTTAAAGCTATTACAGTTTATGTAGATCAATTTTTTGATTCGTTTAAAACTCTAGTAAATTTTATTAAAGATGTAGCATTACAATCGATTAGTACTGTTGAAAAAATATTTACTAAATTTAGTGATACGTTTAAATGGATTATCACACAAGATCCAGCTCATATTACAGCAGTAGCTGCAGCAGTAGTTGCGCTAGGTGCCGCAGTTGCAACCTTTGGATTAGCTGATGCTAGCGGTACACTTATATCTGCAGCAGGGTCATTCTTCAAGAAAGGCAAAACACCTTTAGATGCTATTATAGATCTTGCTGATAAAAGCGATAAACTAATAATAGCATCAAATAACATAGGAATTTTATCTAGTACATTAGCTGAATTTACAAAACAAACTTACGGTGATGAATTTGTAGATCAAATGGCTAAAGTAGGTAAAGGTATAGAGCAAATAACTAATGTAAAGAATTTAGATAAATTACAAAATCTTAAATATGTCAATGATCTAAAAAACGTAGAATTACCTGCTAAATCAGTTGAAATAGCAGCACAGCAAAAAACAGATGTAAGCTTTAAGGAAGGTAGCGATATATTCGAGGACCTCTATTCATCAACAACTACTTTAAACGATAGTATTACCGAACTAACAGCATCGTTAGATAATATTAAGAATAGAATAGAGGACTCAATTAAGGTACAGCAACAACAAGCTAAACTTACAGATAATAGCTTAGGAACTCTTAAAGAGATTCGAGATAAAGAACAATCGAGTAGTAACGTTGTTGTTAACAACAGCTCTAGTCAAATGGTACTAACACAAAAACAATCATCAAATTTTGATTTTAGAAGAGGCCTTGTAGCTGTTAATTATTAATAAGTACTCTTATGAATCATGTATTTTCTATTTCTAGAAGCCGTACGGTAGATTCATCTAATTTAAGCGATGCTGAGGTTAGTCCGCCTTTATTAGTTGCTCCTAATGTTGCACAAACTGGCACCGGTTTAGCTACATCTAATACTTCACAGGTAGGTACCACCGTTGATGTCGTTTCAGACTTTTACTGGACGTACTCAAAATTAAAAGAATCTAGACAAGAAGTACCTAAAATAATCCTAACCGAAAGACGCTTAAAATCTAATGCACTTATCTCACAGTTAAAATATTCTTTTGGTGTTACCAAAGATGCAGTTACTGCTGCTGTTAATAAGTTACCCGATAATGTTAAAAACGACTTAAATGATTTTTTTAAAAATATAGAAACAAATACCGGAGTGGTGCAAAACACAACTAATTTTGTAAACAAATTTGACTTTTTACAAGATAATAATGATATCTATGATAACAACCCATATTTAAGACCTTACAGAAACCTGTATATTACTGAACCCACAGGATGGCAGTTTGTATTACCATACTTTGAAAATTTTTCCGGTGCTCAAGCTAATGCATTTTCTGATGATGCTCCTAACCCGTTTTTAGGTATACTTAAAAAAGCATCTGAAGGACTTTCTGATTTAGCATCAACTGCTTCTATCTTAACGGGCCCTGCTTCTATAAGCTTTGTTGAAAAATCTAAGTTTTATAGCTATAGCACAGAAGGTGAAGATATTACATTTACATTTCCTTTAATTAATACCGGTTCAGTTACATTTGACGATGTAATTAGAAACTGGGAATTGCTTTTCTTATTACTCTACAATAATAAGCCTGCTAGAAGAAATACCGCTTTAATTGACCCGCCAAACATTTATCAAGTAGAAATACCAGGCGTTAAATTTTTGCCTTTTTGTTATATGTCTAGTATTGCTATAGAATTTCAAGGCTCGAGAAGAGAACTAACTTTTGATCTTTCTTATTTAGATAATTTAAATGTTGAATCAGCTACTCCTATTTTCGGAGGCGGTGTAGGAAACGCGGTAGGAGGTGCTATTAGAAATTTCTTTAATAATAAAGCGTCTCAAACAATAGGGTTCTTTAATCAACCGGTTAGAAAGAAAATAACTACGATTGTTCCGGATGCATATTTAATAAAAATTACCGTTAAAAGCTTATTAGCTGATTCTAAGAATTTTATGTACTCTATATTAAACAATCAACCAGTGGTAACTACTAGTGTTTCTGATGCAGCAGCCCTTGAAACAGTAGCTAAAGCAGCAGAGCAAATAATAGTAAACAGGAGTTTAGGAAGATAATATGGACAGCCTTGGAACATATCAAAATAAATTATCAGATCTTCCTGTTTTAAAAAACTTAAGATACGAGAATATATTTAAAGTCTATACAACCAATAATAGTCAATATTATTATAATTTACTACAATCAATTTTCTTACCGGAAAAGTTAAATCCGGATTTAATATATTATCAGTCTTTAAATACAAAAACGCCCTGGACAGTAGTAAGTTTTAATGCTTACAAAACTATTGAATTGTGGTGGCTGATATGTCTAACTAACCAAATATATAACCCTGTTAAATTTCCTGATAGAGGAGCAGTTTTAAAGATTATTAAGCCGCAATACGTACCTAATATCTTGAGCGAAATAAAACAAGCATTAAAATAATATATGGCTGATTCTATAGCTTACGATGAAAATTTTAATAATATTATCAATGGTAATAATTACCGCTTTAATATTGGTTTAGTTACTGCAGACGGTAGATATCAAGAGCTAAAAATAGCATCAATAAATTCTCTTGTTATTGAAGACTTATTTACCGACTTCTATCACAAAGGATATATTATTATAAACAACAGATATGATGGCGTAGAAAGATTAGCTGATGTAAAGAATAAAGAAAGACTTACAGTAACAACTAATTTTATAGCCGATAAAGGGTTTATCTTTAGAGGCGATTCTAGAGACTTTTTAATCGTAGATATTATGCCTAAATTAGATGATACGCAATTTAGTTTTAATGACGATAACAAAGCTAATACTTCCTTTAGAATG